CACGCTATCGTACATCTTGGACACTTGGTAGAAACCGAAGGTACATACGATGAGGAAGGAAACGAACTCACCGCACCTGTACTATCTTCTACCTACCATATTGATGTGCTATGGGATGGTGACCCTGTTGAATCTTGGGACTCTGCTATGGTATGGTGTGCGCCTATGGGCGTTCATACTTTCGGAAGCAGTTCTGCGATTCGTGAGTGGACTGAAAAGTGTAAGGAGTTGCACCCCGAGTATTTCCCAGAGCCTTCTGAAGATCTAGTATAATGCAAGAAGATAAGATCCCGAGCAGAACAAGTCCAAAGGACAGCCGGAGAGGCTGTCTCTGCAAGGACAAGAATACCTACAGCAGAAAGTGCTGTGACGGTTCACTGTGGGCCCAGGGAGTAGGATCCGTATACCTAACAGAAGAATGAGATTAAGCGAGAACCTGACAGTCAAGGAAGTCACCAAGAGTGCTACAGCGATCAAGCACGGCATCAGCAATGAGCCGAGCATCGAGCACCTTGAAAACCTCAAGGCGATAGCAGAAAACATCTTTCAACCGGCAAGGGCGCACTTTGGTGTGCCCATTGCTGTTACTAGCGGATACAGAAGCCAGGAACTCAATAAGATCATCGGAGGAAGCAGCAGATCACAACACAGCAAAGGAGAGGCCTTGGACCTGGACGCTGATGTATACGGAGGAATAACGAACAAGCAGCTATTCGAGTACCTGATAGATCACACAGACTTCGACCAACTCATATGGGAGTTCGGAGACGACCAGGATCCGGATTGGGTACACGTAAGCTACAACAGAGAGAGAAACAGAGGAGAGGTCCTCAAAGCGATAAGAACAAAAGGAAAAGTGCACTATGAGTTTTATTAAGATATTCAAGAACAGCAACGACTGGAACGAGAAGACGATCATCGGCTTCCTCTCGTTCGCAGTGATGGTATTGGTAATGCTAGCGGATGTGATCACTGGCGCCTGCGGCAAGGACCTACCGATAAACGAATTTACCTACAACAGCTTCGTCTTCGTGACGCTAGGGAGCTTCGGCATCGCCGGCCTAGAAAAGTTTGCAGCAAAATGACAGAATCGGACATCAAGTTAATACTGCTTAACGCAACAACCTTCACCATTAGCTTTGCGCAAATTGAGATGGCTCTCAAAATTGCGTTGCTTTTAGTTTCAATTGGGTACACAGCACAACGCTGGTACCTAATGCATAAAAACAAAAACAATGAGTAAAGATTTTGAAGGAAGCCTAGACGATTTTATTAATGAACTAGAAAACCAAGAACAACCTACCTGCAACCTAGAAAACCCTGAAGAATGCGAAGCCTGTGGATCATAACCGTTGCCCTACTGCTGCAAAGCTGTGGTGCCCAGTGGCACCTAAAGCGTGCGATTGCAAAGGATCCCACGATTGTACAGGAAAGAACGGAAAAGCTAGACACGGTCGTAATAACGAAAGAAAAGCTCGTTAGAGACACGATCGTCCTGAAAAGGATAGATACCACCACAATAGAGAGAAACAGCGTTAGAATCAAGATAAGACGCATTCACGACACGATACAGGTACAAGCTGAATGTCTATCCGACACCATTCGGATAGTAAAAGAAATAAAGGTCCCGAAAATTGTGTACAAAGAAAAAAAGACTACCTTTGGTCTAGTTAAGTTAATTATTATATTAGTTATATTACTAATATTAGTTAATCTAGCTAGGGCTTTCAAGCCCTAGCCTTAATTAAGGGACAATGACAATCGTAGATACACTACTCGCAATAGACACTTCAATTCACGCTAACTGGAACGACAGCACAGCTGACCAGGAGAGCCGGGAAGCTCTCCGTTCCATCAGCCGTTGCATCTACACACAGATCGGAAAGTACGATCCTGAAAAATCACAACGTCTACTAGATGCAATGGACCAATGAAATTGAGATCACTATTGGCAAAGTTCCGTCCCTCAACGCCTTCTACTCCAGCAAGCACTGGACCTTCCGAAAGAAAGAAAAAGACAAGTGGAAGACAGAAATCGATAGAGAGCTTCTACGCTATGACGTTGATAGCTACACAGCTGCCAAAGTACATATACGGTGCAACTATCGCTACGACGTTGATAATTCTATTATGGTTGCAAAGTTTGTGTGCGATAGCCTGGTGGATCTTGGATTCATTCCTGACGACAGTCCTAAACACGTTCGAGAAATTAAACTCCTGGCTGATCAGGAGATTACAAAAGACACTGCAGTAATTACAATATCCCTACGTTAGTCCCTTTGTTTAGTAGGTTAAGTCAGGCCCGGTTTTATTACCGGGCCTTTCTTGTGTGTTCAAAATTAAAGTGTTACGTTAGCACTAACCAAAAACAAAGGACAATGGAAAAACAACTAAACGAGATCTACCAAGCGGAGATCGCAGCACTCCGCCAGGAGCTGCACCTAACCCGAAACTTCATCTACAGAGAGCTACAGCTCACAAGCGACATCAGCGCTGAAACAGCGCAGATGATGATAGATGAGTACATTAAGAATGTCAAACAAGAAAATTACTAAACAATGACGACAGCGACGATCAAAGACGTGATGTTCCAAAAAGAGTGGAACGGCTTGCAAATCTACAAGCTCACAATGGACAATGGACAGACAGGTGATATTTTCACCAAGAGCTGGGAACCAAAGGTAGGAGAAGAGCTCACCTACACCTACGATGTAGAGAAGAGCCGAATGAAAAGAGTCAACCCTAACTTCCAAGGCGGAGGAAACAGTGGAGGCGGCTTCAAGCCGGCCTACGGAGGTGGAAACAAAGGAGGAAGCAAAGACGAGCTGATTGTGCGCCAGGTGGCCCTGAAAGCAGCAGTCGAATTTGCAGCGATCCACAACCTGAAGATAGAACATACACTGCACGCTGCAGAGATGTTCAATACCTGGATCAACGCAGGAAAGAAGAAGGAAGAAGCACCGGCGCCACCACAACCGGCACCGTCTCAATACAGAGAGCAGCCTACTCCTGCACCACAAATGGAAGAAGACGATGATCTGCCATTCTAACGTACAGGAAGAACAGGACTACTGTGTCGTATGCGGCACAGTAGTCTCTTTAACCAAACACACTTGCAGCGAGTGTGAAGAATACATCTGATGTACGAAGAGGAACTAGAAAGACTGCTCTCGGAGCAACTATGGAGAAAAGATCAAGCCTACAAGGATCTTGCCCAAAGTTATATGATATTGCAGCTGCAATTCATAGAGCTCCAGGAGCAGCACAATATGCTCCTCGACAGAATAAAATACGACAATGGGACTGACGAAGAATACGATTAACTATAGCAAACTACACGAGGACCTGCTCTCGGTAAAAGAAGGAAGAATCAAAGAAGGCTACACCTTCGGACATCCGGCCATAGACCAATACTTCCGGTTCAAGCCACGCAACTTCAACATCATACTTGGCCACGCCAATGTAGGGAAGACCAGCCTCACAATCTACCTGATGCTGATCCAAAGCCTGAAGAACAACCTGAAGTGGTTGATCTACTCAAGCGAAAACGAGCCCTACTCCATAATGAAGAAGCTCATAGAATACTACAACGGTGAGGTCCTGGAGCATATGACGATGATGCAATTCGAAACCAGCCTGATGTTCCTACAGCAGTACTTTATGATAATGGACATCAGCGAGCTGCAGACCTACAAGTCGCTCCTAAAGAGCGCACAGGAGGTCTACGATGAATGGGAATACGATGGTTTCCTTATCGATCCCTACAACAGCCTAGCAAAAGACAAGACGGCCCTCACTGGACTGACAAGCCACGACTACGACTATATGGCGGCAAGCGAGATGCGAATGTTCTGCAGCAAGAACAACGTCAGCATATGGCTTAATACGCACGCCGTGACAGAGGCGCTGCGCCGGACCAATAAGAAAGGATCAAACTACGAAGGCTTCCCGAGCCCACCAATGGCTGCCGACTCTGAAGGTGGCGGTAAATGGGTGAACCGGGCTTCGGATTTTATGGTCATCCACAGGTACAGCCAGCACCCTGACGATTGGATGTACAGCCACCTGCATATCAGGAAGGTAAAAGAGATGGAGACCGGAGGCCGGCCCACTCCGATGGAGGAACCGATCGTGCTACGCAGCAAGCCGGGCAACACCGGCTTCGTAATAGGAGGCCAGGACCTGGTCAAGATGCTACGCAAAGGACCGGAACAAACGACAATATGAAAAAGCACACCAAGATCTATATGCAGCACTTCGGCTACGTCCTAGACGACTTCATACCCTGCGAGGTATGCGGAACTAGGGCAGTAGACATCCACCACATACACAGGAGAGGGATCGGCGGCAACAAAGCGGCCGATCAAATCGAAAACCTGATGGCGGTATGCAGAAAATGCCACGTAGAATACGGTGACAAAAAAGAACATCTAGAATGGCTACAACAAATACATCAACAAAAGATGTCTCAAGGCTAGAGATGATCCTCGATCAACAGTATATGCTACGAGCGCTGTGGAAAGAGATCGAGAAAGAGAATAACATTGGAAACAACAGGAAGAGAGAGAACGTCGTATGGCGCTTCGCCTTCCTGGTGGCTGCAACAGAAGCCACAGCCCTATCGCTATCCGGAATAGGATCGATAATGGACAAGGACCACTGCACAGTGCTGCACGCTAGGAAGCAACACGAACAGAACTTCATCTACGACAGCAACTACAAGCAAGTCTACCTAATGGTCCTCGAAGATATCCAAGACCTGATGGACCAATACCAGGAACAGATCAAAGAAGTCATCAGTAAAAGGAAGATCCCGGTCACCGGAGACAAGACGATCAACGCAATGATTGATATGTATGAGCGAAAAATTGACGTGATGAAGAGAAATTATGACACGCAACTTGCTGATTATCAATTAAAATATGCTAGATTAGAGAAGGAAAAAAATAGACAACAAGCAAGAGCAGAGAAACTAAACACTGAATGCTTGCGATTAAAGAACCTACTATGAAAAAGTTTAGAGTATTTGTCAAGGACAAATTTGATGTAGTCTTTGACACAATAGAAAAAGCCAGAGAATGCCGTAGAGCATTACACCAACTCAAGTATACAGGCATTGAGATTATCATAACCCAAGAGGACATAGACCCAAGATGATTCGCAAATCCTCACAACGATGAGCCTTAAATTGTCACAAAATAAGGGTAAAATTGTACAATATGGTACACAAAATAAGGGTAAAATGACAAATAGAGAGATACTATTGGAAATGTACGAGAAACTTTGGAACGCTGACAAGGATAAGTATGCCTGGAACGTGATACTGAAGGATACGCTTGAGAAATTAGAAACCAATAATGATACAGAATGATAGGGTTTTGTGTCTTTAATAGAACATTAACAACAAAGAGAGATGAAGGATCACAAACCTAACCGAAGACGACGCAGAGCGATGCAGCGCATCGGAGATAAGATAGCAGAACAGATATATAAACAAAGGGCAATAAAGAAAGCTAATGATACGGAAAAGGAAACACATTCGGGAGATACAGAAGTACCTGGAGATGCTAATGATTGACAACGTCAATATGACGATTCAAGCAAGCCGCTTCGGCTGGACGCCGGAGCTGCAAAACCAAATTACTAACAGCGCACTTCTGATCAGGAAGTACCAACGCAGGCTGCGCCTAATAAAGATGTGATGGACAAGCTGACACAATTAATGAATAGAGACCTAGAAGAAAACGGAATCGAAAATGACTAGAGACCAAGTACTACGAGAAGCAATCATAATGCTTGACGCTGCGCTACAAAGAGCGCAAGAAGAAAACGCACACTACCAATACCAATACGGATTGGAAGACGCAATAGAAATGATAAACGACTACCGAGCACAAATGAAATTTGCAGAGACGATCAATGGTAAGCTATAACATAGACAAGAACCTGAAGATCAGGATATGGAATGCTCTACTGAAGCATTCGGTAGCAAACCGAGGTCGAGGCGACGGAACCCAGGAACAACAATACGTAGGTCTCCTTGGAGAATACACAGTCAAAGAGCTACTAGGAATAGAAGTCCTAGAGCTCAATGGCTTCGATGGAGGATACGACCTGATTCTATCAGGATCCAAGGTCGACATCAAAACAATGGGAAGAACGGTAGATCCCCAGGACCACTACGTGAATAACTTCATAGCCTACCAGCAGGACTTCGACTGCGACTACTACGTCTTCTGCAGCATCAACAAAACAACAAGCGTACTGACAATCTGCGGATACCAGGACAAGCAAACGCTCCTGGAGCTCGCTGACTTCTTCCCGGAAGGAAGCGTCCGATACAGAGACGACGGTACCAAGTTCAAAATGAAGGCACCGACATACGAGATCAAGAACAGCGATCTCAAACCAATAAACGATATAGAAGATCTATGGACAATGCCGGTACGGAGCTGATGCTCATCAACAAGCATAACTACAAGAGAATGGTCGACATCCTGGTGCAGATGTATATGCGAGGAAAGCTCGCTCCAGACGAGCGAGAATTTGTTCGAGGATTAGTTGACTTTGAATAGTAACTGTACTACATTGGCTAAAAACAAAGGGAAAATGAAAGACTACACACATCACTTCGACATAGACGGACTAGACGTCTACGCAATGGTATGGTACGACGAAGGCCAGGAAGGAAGCTACGACCTGCCTTACATCGCTCCAAGCTACGAGATCCGCAACATATGGATCGGGGAGCAACAACTCAACTACGGAGACTTCTTTGACATCGTAGAAGAACGCATCCAAGAAGAACTAGGAACACCGGAATGAAATACTACAAAGGAAAATACAAAGGCATAGAAGCTATGGATGTGGTCCTCGACTTCAGCGAGGACAACTACAACATAGGAACGGCCCTGACGTACCTGATGAGAGCCGGGAAGAAGCCCGGCAATCCAATGACGCAGGACCTGCACAAAGCAATCGTACACTTACAAAGGGAAATACAACATCAGAATGAAAGGATTCGCAAAGATGGCACTCCGGGAACAACTCCTGATCCTGGGCGCAATGATGCAAGACAACAAGGAGAACAATACAGCGGTACTACAACTCGAGCAACTCTACACGGCAATCAGCTTCTGTATAACATCGATAGAGAAAATAGAGACCAGGATCCTCCAAGCACAGATTGAGAACGGGCACCTAAAGATCGACAATCAACAACTGAAAAAGGAGAACAAAGAGCTCAAGAAAAAGATAGAAGACCTAATGGATAGAGTGCAGCTGTGAACAACGGCTGCATTTTTTTATTGCATACTTACTGAAAAACAGTATATTAGTACCGTGATGGTAAGATTATTGCACACAATACCTAATGGAACTGCTAGAGCTGCTTGCAGCAAAACATAACGATTGGCTACAAATGGCCTACAGCTTCGGACTCGACACAGAAGATGCCGAAGACCTGGTACAGGATATGTACATTAAGATGTACAATTTCACGACAGCAGAGAAGATCCAATACAATGACGACATCAATACCTTCTACGTATACATCACAATGCGTAACTTATTCTACGACAAGAAGAAGCAAGAGGTACCACAAGTAAACATAGACACAATACGTTCCCTAGCCCAGGAGGAAGAGCAAAACGACAAGGAAGCACTCGAGGTGCTCCTAGTCGAGATCGCTCAATGCGTCGAAGACCTGCATTGGTATGACAAAAAGATCTTCGAGATCTACTACGGCAGAGGAGAGACAATCCGACAATTAAGCAAAGGAAGCAAGATCAGCTCAAGTTCAATATTTAACACGATAAAGAATGTCAGAGAAACAATCAAAGCCAAGTGCAAAGAAGAGTACAAAGACTACACAAAAGAAATCTAAAGGCCTAGGAGACACCGTAGAGAAGATAACTGAAGCAACAGGTATCAAGAAAGCGGTGGAGATATTCAGTGCAGCTACAGGCATCGACTGCGGATGTGATGCCCGAAAGGAAAAGCTCAATAAGATATTCCCTTACAAGAGCAGAGTGCTCTGCCTGGAACAGAGCGAGCACGAACAGCTGAAAACATTCTTCGGTGAGTTTAACGGAAGAGAAGTCACAGAGAAATGGCAGGAGCCACTCTCCAGGATCCACGCACGAGTCTTCGAACACAAGTACTACGTGCCTTGTACCTGTAGCCCAAAAGAATGGAACCGAGTGCTCCAGGACCTGAAGAAAGTATACAAGGAGTATGAAGGAGCTTGATCTGTACAACATAATCAAGCTCTGCTACATTCCGGACCTTGAGAAAAGCGAGAAGCAATACTCCAGCTTCGACTGCTACTCATTGAGATACAAGATGGACATCGAACTCAAGTGCCGGAGAAAACATTACGATGACCTGATCCTAGAAAAGAAGAAGTACGATGCGCTTATAAAAAGAGCGCAGGAGTACGGCACCAGGGCATTCTATATAAACAGCACACCGGAGGGAATATACTCCTTCAACCTGTCGGCACTCCAGGACCTGGAATGGGAAATGAAGTACCTACCGAGAAAGACAGACTTCCCGGATCGCAGGAACATAGAGAAAGAGATCACAATGCTACCAATCGAGTTAGCAACAAGACTCGACGAGGAAAAATAAATTTGCGTAGTAACTTAATAGTTACGTAATTAGGGCAAACAAAAAGGACTAACGATGAAACACTACACCTACAAAGATGTGCTCCGAGGACTGATAGTCTTCTTCCTCGCAACAATGGTATTCGGAATTGTAAACGGCCTCCTCGAGCAGTGGGCACCAACCGGCGGATATGGCTTATAGCAGAAAGATGATCAGACTCCTGGACGGAAGCCAGGAGGAGAAGCTCATACTAGAAGAGCTAGCCATAGAAGACGACTACTACTACGGATACCTTGGAAAGGCTGCGCTATCAAGCAGCAGCCTAAAGCAACTACTACAAAGCCCAAAGACATACCACTATATGCAGAAGTATGCACAGCAGGACACCAAGAGCCTGCTGATCGGTAAGCTCTTCCACTGGGCAATCCTCGAGCCACATAAAATGGATGAGGTAGAAGTAGTAGACGTACAAAGCAGAAACGCCAAAGCCTTCAAAGAGGCCAAGGAGATGAACACCCAGGTGATCACAAAGAAGGAAGAGGAAGAGATCCGGAGGCTGCAGGATGCGATGCTCCGGAACGAAAAGATACTATCCTTCCTACAGGGCGCACAGTTCGAAGTACCCTGCGTCGATATGCTAGGCGGATACCCATTCAGAGCGAAGGCCGACATCATACAGAACGGCCACATCATCGATCTGAAAACCACAACGGACCTGAACGCCTTCAGGTACAGCGCACGCAAGTACGGATACGATGTGCAATGCTACCTCTACTGCAACCTCTTCGGAATACCCTACGAGAACTTCCACTTCGCTGCCATAGACAAGGGCAGCCTAGACATCGGAGTCTATCACGTCAGCGAGGAGTTCTACCTCGCAGGACGAGAGAAAGTGCAGCAGGCGCTAGAACGCTACAAACACTTCTTTCTGGACAAAAACGATATTGACAGTTACTATATAGAAGACACTTTATAATGAAAAGCGTAAACAGTTTAAGCGGAGGGAAGACATCAGCCTACATCGCAGCACACTATCCTGCTGACCACGATGTGTTCTCGCTGGTACGTATAGAAGACGAAAACTGTCGCTTCAAGGACGAGAAGATCAGGAGAGAAATAGAAGACAGGATCCAAGCTCCGTTCATAGCTACAGCAGAAGAAGATGCGATCATATACACAATGCTAGACCTAGAGCAATACATCGGAAGACCGATAACTTGGGTCACCGGAGTAACCTTTGATGAGGTAGTCAAAACAAAAGGCGGATGGCTACCAAACAAACTGCACCGATATTGCACCACGAATATGAAACTCATACCTATCTTTGAATGGTGGCATAAAGAGATAGGAGAGCCGGTAGATATGCGTATTGGCTTCCGAGCCAATGAGCAGCGTCGAGCAAAGAAGATGATTGGCAAGAAGAATGAGAACGGACTGCTTGAGATCAAAGCCACAGTAGAGAAACATCCTGATGGCCGCAACAAGTGGCAAGTGTTCGAATGGCAGGCGCCATCCTTCCCTCTGATCATCGACAACATCTACAAAGACAAAATCGAAGAGTACTGGAAAGACAAGCCGGTACGATTTGCTTGGATGAACAACTGTGTCGGATGCTTCCACAGAAACGAGATCCTACTCAAAAAGATGTTCGAGCGCAACCCGGAGAAGATGCAATGGTTTGCTGATCAGGAGCTAGGAAGAAATGGAAAAGGCACCTGGAAAACAGGAGTAACATACGAACAAATAAAAAACTACAAACTACAGTTCGAACTATTCGAAGAGGACTTCGATGAATGCGACAGTGGATACTGCGGATTATAATGGAAAGAGTAAAGATCACAGCCGTAAGGCCAAACCCAAACAACCCGAGAACAATCAAGGGACACAAGTTCGAAAAGCTAGTGAAGAGCATCAAGGAATTTCCGGAGATGCTCGACCTACGCCCAATCGTCGTCAATGACGATATGATAGTGCTCGGAGGGAATATGCGATTGAGAGCCTGCCAGGAAGCAGGCCTCAAAGAGGTGCCCATCATCAAAGCAAGCAACCTTACCGAGGACCAAGAGAAACAGTTCATCATCAAGGACAACTCCAGCTTTGGAGAATGGGATTGGGATGCGCTAGCAAACGAATGGAACACAGAAGA